AGCGGTAGCGTTGGTGATAGCGGGAATTCCCTTAGCTTGCGCCTGCGCTGAAACGGTTTCGATGAAGGCCGACAAGCCGACAGCGATGACGATAGAACTCAAGGCCGGAAAGAAAATAGTCAGCCATCCTTCCGGGGTCGTGGTCGAGTATACGAAAGAGGATATGGAAAGACGGCTCGATGAATTGCTTGTGCAGAAGAAAGCGATTGAGGAAGAAATAAAGCGGGCGAACGATGAGATGGTGGAGATAGAGCGGAAGTAGGGGGGAAAACGATGCAAAAAGGAATAGCGCCGGATGCAGGAAGTGCAGAGCTCAGGAAGATATTTGAGGAGCTTATCTCTGACTGTGAGGCATTTCTAACCAAAGCCGAGACCGGCATCAAGGGGAAGATAGGTTCTCCGTCGGTAAGGCAATTCATCAGGGAGGTAAAGTCGAAATTGAAGAACATGGCCAGCGGAATCAAGGACCCGGAATTGAAGGAGAAGGCAGAGGCGATCGTTTCAAGGATAACCAAGCTCGAAGAGGGTGCGCTCTCCGGCAGTTTCGAGGATATCACCGACAAGGTCCGTACGGCCGTGAGGGCGTCGACTTGGTTCCCGGAGAAGATAGGCGAGAAGTACCAGTCGGGTCCGTACATACGCTACATGTTCCCGGACAGGGCGATCGTAGATTATAACGCCAAGCTCTACGAGGTGGCATTCGCGTTCGTCAACGATGTCATCGTCCTCGGGCAGCCGAAAGAGGTCCTCGAGACATACGTGGTCAAGGAGGCCGAGACCTTCGGCGCCGTCGAAATAGAGATGACAGAGGCAGAGAAGTCGGCCGCGCAGTCAAGGCACGGCGCCGTAAAGGCGCAGAAGACGGGCGATATCAAGGAGAACGGCGGCCACGAAATAAGGCCGAACATGGAGTTCGACGGGTACATAAGCCTGCGCGAGGCTAAGTATGACGCTGCGAAGGGCGAGATCATCGCCATACTTATCGAGGCCGGTACGAACCTTGGAAAGCGTCGGCATTATCCGAAGGCAACGGTAGAAGAGTCGGCGCCCCTATTCAGGGGATTAAAGATGTATATAAACCATCCGACCAAGGCCGAGGAGGCCGCGCGTCCGGAGCGCGACCTGCGTGACTACGTGGCTACAATAACAGAGACGTGGGCGGATAACGGTAAGGCCATAGGTAAGATATCGGTCCACGATAAGTGGCTCAAAGAGCTTCTGGCGGATCCGGTTGCCAGAGAAAATGTCGGGTTATCCATTAACGCAAAAGGTAAATCCTATGTGGGCAAGATCGACGGTAAGGACATGCAGATAATCGAAAAAATCTGCGAGCCGAAAAGCGTCGATTGGGTCACAGAGCCGGGTGCACGCGGCAGAGTCGTGCAGTTATTCGAATCACACATGAGGGGAGGTGTACGAAAGATGGAGATGGAAACAGTAACACTCCAGGAGCTGAAGGAAGCCAGGCCTGACCTTTACGAGGCCGCGGTCCGTGAAGGCAAGAAGACGCCCGACGCCAACGTGCTTAAAGAAGCTGTTGACTCGGCGGTAGCGGCGGCAGTAAAGCCGTTCCAGGACAAAGAGAAGCTGCGCGCTCAGAAGGACCTGGTAGGGAAATGGCTGCAGCCCCTGAAGATCCACGAAGCCGGCAAGAAACGCTGCTTGACGGTTGCGGACACGATCTTCGAGACCGAAGCCAAGCTCAAGGAAGCCTTCGATGCCAGGATCAAAGAAGAGTCTGAGTATATCAGCTCAATAAATGGCAAGAAGGGCATCAAGGGCCTCGGCGACGGCGGCGCGGAGGGCGAGGGCGTTCTTAAGGAAGCCCAGGATGCGCTCAACGACAGGGCCGGTTTCAAGAAGGAAGAGAAGGAAAAAAGCGACAAATAGTCTCAAAACATATATGCGTCAAATCGGTTAAATAGCAGGTTCGATGCCTAATATGGCAGGGAGGAATCAATGTACTGGAAGATAAGACCGAAGAAAAGAATCAGCGTCGGCTTGTCCGCGGACGTAGCGGGCTTGACCGTCGTGAAGCAGGGTGGGTTCATCGGCATACCGATGTTCCACGCCCTCTCCGGCGAATCCGTGACGCTCGGCCTCGATGGCGAGATCTCGGGTTTGACCTTCAGCGGGCAGGGAACGGTTGCTGCAGGATCCTTTATCTATTGGGATACCTCAGCGGCTGCGTTATCGCTCGGTGCGGCTGACGATGATTACCTCATCGGAAAGGTTACCGTAGCCAAGAGCTCGACCACCAACGAGTTCGATATGTTGCAGCTCATGCCGGTTGGTCCGGGCATGAACGGCGGCGGCCAGTAATACCAGTATCAAAATAGCGGCAAAACATCTTTGATGTGAAGTCTAAAAGGAGGAAGTAAAAATGAGAAAGTCGTTGCTTCAGATCTACGGCGACTTGAAGGAATCCGACTCAACGAGCGAATACCCTTATTTACTCGGTAATACGATACATAAGGAATTGCTCGCGAGGTTCAACGGATTCGCTTCGCCGTGGAGGCAGTTCGTAAAAATCGGGAATCTTTCCGATTTCAAGGCCCACGACAGGATAATCCTGTCAGAAGCGCCTGATCTGTTAAAGATAACGGACCAGGATGGATACAAAGGCAGCAAAATATCCGACGCGAAGTATTCCCTGCAGGCCGATACCTGGGGCCGCTCGTTTGCCGTGACACGTAGGCAGGTCATAAACGACGACCTCGGAGGCATCCTCCAGATGCCGGGTCTGTATGGCCGCGCTGCGATAAGGACGTTGGTAAAGCAGGTCATAGAGTTCCTGAAAGGCGGAAAGAATACCTATGACGGAAAAGTGCTTTTCCACGTCAGCCATAACAACTATGTCGATACGGCCCTTGCTAATACGGCCGCCGGCGCAGCTGCTATTTCCGCGGCAATAGCGAAGATAGAAGGCGCCAAGGAACCGAATTCGAATGAGCCGATGGGTATCAAAGCTAAGTACATCTTAACCGGTGTTACTCTTGGCGGAATAGTCCAGCAGCTCATCAAATCGGCGCAGTTATTGCCTGTCAGCACGAATGGTGGCGGGACCTATAACAACATAGGCCACCTGATACCGCTCGTCGATCCGCTGATAGACGATAACCTGTCATCGACGTGGTGGGCGGTATTGGCTGATCCGGCTGATTGCCCGGTCGTGGAAGTCGGGTTCCTGAATGGTCAGGATACGCCCGAACTTCTGGTCCAGAAGCCGACGTTTGTGAGTGTAGTCGGCGGTGGCGACGATCCTTATGGTTACGATTTTGACGATCTTAACTATAAGACGCGCTGGGACTTCGGCGTGCAGCTTGCCTATTATCAGGGCATCTGCAGAGGCAAGGAATAAACAAAACACGGGAGGGGGGATGCTGAATCCCTCCTCCCGGAAATGAGGGGACGATGTCTTTCACATACGACGTAACGACCAGTAGAGGAAAGGTCAGGCTTAATATCGGGGATATCGTGTCGGCATCGGCCATATTCTCGGATGCCGAGATTGACGCGTTCATCTCGATGTCGAGCGGGGATGTATTCTATGCCTCCGCGATCGCTCTCCTCGGGATAGCTTCTACCAAAGCGCTCCTGGCCAAGAAGAAGTCGGCTGGAAACTATTCGGAGGACCTGAGCATGATAGCCAAGGAGCTCAGGGAGCAGGCGAAGTACTTCATGGAGATGTCAACCGGCGAGCCTTACGAAGCTGTCGGAGAGCAGATATATACGGACTTCAATTATAACGAAATACTTAAGAACGCAGCGCTCAGAGGAGACCTGGATTAGTGAATATCAGGAAATCAATATCAGAACTGAAGAACCTGCATATCGGAGCCGATATCTATGTCATCGGTTCGGGTCCTTCTACTGATCACATGAGTCCGGGATTCTTTGATGGAAAAATTGTTGTTGGATGCAATGAAGCATATCAGAGGTTCAGGACGGATTATACCATCACGCTTCATACCTGCGTGATCCGCGCGGCTTTGGAAAACAAACAGGTCGTGGTTGCGCCTATGAATGAGTGTGCGGATAGAAGTAGCCCGGCTAATGCCGAAGCCGGGGACATGTATATCTATTCTCACAAGGCCTGGAGGCATGGGGACGTAGAGGCAAATACTGCCAGGTGCCTCGATACCATAGGGAAAGACGATGACCTTTTTATGGTGCATACGGTCATTACAGGAGCGATTCATTTCGCGGCGCACCTCGGGGCCAAGAACATTATTCTCTGCGGAATAGATTGCGGATTCCTCGACGGTAAAATGAACAACGAGGGTTATCAATACGGCACCGTCCTGCAGATACATGACAATAACGAGGAAAGGTATCTTGAATTCATGGAGAAATGGTTCCTGAAATCTCAAGAGCTTGTACTAAGGATGAGGCCGAGGATAAAAGAAGCCTACGGCAGTGAGATATTCTCTATCGTTCCTTTTATCGGGTTAGACCTGGAAGGGCATGTATTTAGCCATAAACCAAGTGGAGGGATCGGACTGAAATGAACGCGGATAAGCTCAAGCAGCTTGCATTCGATGCGCAGCGTGCGGTTGATACCGTTGCCTTGGAAGAAACGATCTGTACGCAGGAAGACGCATCGCTCCAATCACCGGGCGTGCCCGCGCATTATTATAGATTTCTGTACAGGCTCGCCCAGATCGTCAAGCCGTGCCTGAGCTTAGAACTCGGAACGCATACGGGGATATCTGCTGCGTGCATGGCCGAGGGCAATCCTGAAGGCAAGGTCATAACGATAAATAACCGCTCCGAACTTATGGAGAGGTGCCGGCGAGCGAATGTCGAATATGTCCAGATCGACAGTCTGCAGAAGGTGGAGCTTCCCGGGCTGATAGATATCCTTTTCATGGATACCGACCACGACGGTGTGCGCTGTCTGAAGGAATACGAGCTCTACATCAATGACGTGAGGCCGGGCGGGATTATCTTCTTCGACGACATCTCGTTAAATCAACCGATGAAGAACTTCTGGAACACGTTTGAACCTAAGGAAGGCGAGAAGATCGAGCTGCCGGTCCACGGATGGGCCGGGTTCGGCGCGGTCATAAAAAAGAGGCCATTGAGGCCCGAGGAGAAAGCATGAAAATCCTGCATGAATTGCATCAGCTCGATTACGGCGGCGTTGAGAACGTCATTCGCAGCATTATAAAGTACGACATCGACAACGAGCATATAGTGCTCGCTTACCAGGACGGACCGTTCCGCGCAGAGCTCGAGAAGGTGGGAGCCAAGATCGCCATGCCGGGGAAGGACAAAGAGGCGGATATCGATGACGTCGATGTTATACACGTGCATTGTGGCGGCGCTCTAAGCAAGATGGCGATGGAGCTTGGCAAGAATTTCGCGGTGGTTGAGACGGTCCACTCGCCTGTGAAATCTCCTCTTCGGGATGAATACGTCCGGCAACGCGTGGGCGTCACGGATATCGTTACGAGAATGAATTCGAAGTGCATCACCGTTCACAATGGCATCGATTTCGAGAAGATGCAACCGACAAGGGCCATAGACGAGATCAAGAAGGAGCTTGGTATCCCCGAAGGCCTGCCAGTCGTAGGCAGGCTGGGCCGCCTCGGCTATGACAAATCCCTCGAGGAATGGCTCCTGGCGTGCCACGTCCTGCAGAAGGACCTGGAGTTCGTTCCGCTCATAGTCGGGCCTGAGGCGCGCAATGCGGCTGGATACAGGGGCAAACTTAAGCTCATGGCAGAGTGCCTGCCGGTAAAAGGCGTTGTATGGGCCGGCGAGCATGACGATATAGCGAATTACCTGCAGGTGATGGACGCCTTCCTCTATCCATCTCCGACAGAGGGTTTCGGCCTGGTATATGTAGAGGCCATGTATGCAGGCGTGCCCGTGGTGACCTACAGGAACCCCGTCACAGAGGAGATCCTGGGAGACTGCGCCGTATTGACCGAGAACACGGTCGAAGCGCTCGCAGAGGGCGTCAGGAAGGCCTTGCTTGACAGGAATTCGATATCTTCCCGGGCTTCAGACAGGGCGAGAGAGAAATATGACGCGAAGAGGATGGCTGATGATTATATGGAAATATACGAGGACGTAACCAGGTGAGCGAACTCAGCGAAATATTAACATCACGGATCAGGCTGGCGCGGTTTACCAGCGCGCTTTTGGATGCAGAGGTAGCAGCTGCGTCCATGACGCCCGATAGGCAACCGCCCAGGTCCTGCCGGCTGAGGATCTCGGTTGAAGGTGCCACAATCGGGACCGGGCTGATCGCCGTAACCGGGTCTACGAACGAGAACTTTGCTTTCACTCAGAACGGAATTGTCGTCGGGGAGAAGGATTTTACTTCTATCGCGGGCCTGGCTGTATCCGGGATAAGCGACGGTTTCATTGAAGTCAAGGCGGTCTCGCCTGCAGGACAACCGGTCAACCAGGAATACGATGTCTACGCCTCGATGGCGGTCAGGTTCTACGCGATATCCGGCAAGATCCGGATGATGAACCCGGGCCAGTCAAAGATCGCGCAGTATAAGATCATGTGCGATTACGACAAGGATATTAAAGAGAATGACACGATATATGCGATCTCGGGGATAGCCGGGCTTACAAGAGGGCAGATATCGTTCGTGGAACCGTTATATGATTTTGCGGGAGTTACACATCACTTTGAAGCGGAGATTGTAAACCTGTGACGCCCATAGAGGCGCAAGAAAGGAAAGGCAGATGAAATACTCGATAATCGTGGTAACGCACAATTCACTCGAGCATACGATAAGATGCTTGGAGGCTGTTTACGAGCATACGCCGAAAGGAGACTTCGAGACTATCGTCGTCGATAACGCTTCCATCGATGGAACGAAAGGTTATCTCCATGATGTATCCGGTAACCTCCCCGGCATCAAGGTCATCTATAACGACGAAAACCGCTGTTTCTCTGCGGCCAACAACCAGGGCATTGCCGTTGCCCAGGGCGAATATATCATTGCATTAAATAGCGACACAATAGTAACTCCGGGATGGCTTGAGCGGCTTACCGATTGCATGGAGAACTTTCCTCACGAGAAGATGGGCATCGTGGGGCCTGTATCAAACTGCTCGGCCGGCCGCCAGATGGTTGGCGTTCAGGACCCGGAGCAGTGGTATGCGATGAACCGCGGGAAGTGGATGAAGGCGGGCAGGATATACGGATGGTGCATGCTCATGAAGAAGTCCATGCTCGATGAGATAGGCGGCTTCGACGAGAGGTTTACGAATAGCTTCGAGGATAATGACCTTTGCCTGCGCGCGCAGCTCGCGGGATATGGGCTTGTAATAGCGTATGACACCTATATCACGCACGTGGGCCAGGCAACCTTCACCAAGGAGATGGACATAAAGGCGTACATGAAGAACGGAGACGTCAACCAAAAACGCTTCTACGAGAAGTGGCGGACTCCGGGCAGAAAGAAACTCATCGCCGTCTACCGCACGAACGGCGGGGAACATCTCGAGGAGTCTCTCAGACAGACGTCCAAGTTCGCGGATTCGATCGTGCTGCATTTCTGCCGTGCCCGGGCGAATGTCAACGATGCAAGACATGAGGCCCTGCTTAAGCAGTTTCCGAAGATCGTGCATACGGAGTTTTATGACGGGCCGTTCCAGGAAGATTATGAGCGCGGCCGGTTGCTTGAAATCGCCCTGCAATATCACGCGGAAGGCAACGCCGACTGGTGCATTTCCATCGACGATGACGAGATATACGAGGATAAGTTCATCGAAAAGGCGCAGGCCATGATGAACCCGCGCAACCCGGAGATATTCGCGTACTGGTGCCAGTGGAAGACGATATGGAAGACGATCAACGGCGTCGAGTATTTCCGCGCTGATTCCACATTCGGAAAGTTCTCGAATTACCGCTTCTTCCGGCTTATAAAAGGCCAGGAGATAAATTCCCATGGCCATCCGGAAGGGCATCACTGCGGGTCCGCGCCGATAATACCGTCCGCGAACCTGAAGTGGTCGAGGATCCGCGTTAAGCACTTAGGATACGATACTCCGGAGCAGCGCAGGAAGAAATACGAGTTCTATCGCGACAACGATCACTTCCCGGACCCGAAGGATATCGGGAACAAGGATTATACGCATCTTATCGACGAGGATGTGGAACTCAAGAAGTGGGAGCCGGACAACGGCATCAGCCTGGTCATGATAGTCCGGGACGAAGAAGATAACATACGCCGGTGCCTGGAACACATCGTTTCGGCCGTAGAAGAGATAGTGATCGCGGATACCGGCTCTGTGGACCGCACGAAAGAGATCATCCGGGAGTTTGCGGAAGAATCCCCTGTGCCGGTCAAGCTCGTCGATTTCCCGTGGGCAGATAACTATGCCTTGGCGCGTAATTACGCGAGGAAGTTCGCGACGCAGAGATGGATCCTGCACCTGGATGCTGATGAGCAGTTTGAAGAGAAGGATATCTCCGAGCTTGTGAGGTTAAGCGAGGAAGACGTCGACTCATACGTGTTCCACGTGTTCAATTATCTCGAAAAGCCGACGGCCGGGAAGACGCCGATATACGCTTCAAGCGATTCTATGAGACTGTTCAGGAATCTCCCGCAGTTATATTACACGGGAATCGTCCACGAGACGCTCGATGATTCAATGTCTTCCTTAAGGCGCAAACGGCCGGTTCAGATGATGAAATCCCCGATCAGTTTACATCACCTGGGGTACCTAAAGACGAGCAAAAAGGTACAGGCCAAATTCAACAATTACGTCAGGTACAACGAGAAGCAGCTCGAGATAACCGAAGGGATGGACCCGCGGCCATATTGCAGCCTCGCGCTTCATTGGATGCAAGAGGACCGCAAGGATCTGGCGATAACAAACTTCCAGCAGGCATTAAAACTCGACCCGTTTAACTGGCACGCGAATACGCAGATGGCAGCGCTTAATCTCAATGCCGCGAAGACGTATCTTAAGCATGCGCTCGTGTCTCTTCCTGAAGGGCATGAGGTTAAAGAACAGGTAAAAAATGCGCTTGCGTTCCTGAACAAATACAAGTTCGGCCATTACAAGATCGACTTCTCAAAGAGGGAGGAAGCAGAGTGCCCGTTACCGGTCAAGACTTAGTCATAAAGAACCTTCGCAATTTCGGCGGGGGATTCCTGAAGCACGTCAATAAGACTATGGATAAGGCGCGCGTGCGACTCGATCATGAGGTGACGCAGAATATGAGCCTTAAGGACCACGATCAGGCCGAGCTGACAAAGATGGGTCATCCCTATGCCAGTAGGTGGGGATCGCAGGGAATGGCCGTACACGACCCCTTCTGGCTCGTACACACGCAAAGTGGCGCGCTCTTGGGCAGCAAGGAGAGTAAGGTCGTGGAGGCCATGATATCCGGCGGCCGGCTTGTAGCTTCGGCATACGTCAGGCTCGACGAAAGGCAGGCAAAGCATGCGGTTTATGTTATATGGGGCACAAGCAAGATGATTCCCAGGGATTTCCTTCACGGCAGCCTCGCGATGGCGAAAAATGACCTTTTCGCGATAATCAAGCGCGGCCTTAAGGATGCCGTCGTGGAATTTAAGGGAGAGGAAACAAGGCCATGAGCAAAAGCTTAGAACAGATGGCGTTGGAGAAGATACGCAAGATCCTCATCGCGGATTCGACGATAAAAGGATATGTCTCGGACAGGGTCTATGCTTCGCACATCTCATCTATAGATAATCCGGTATACCCGGCGATATCGCAGACGGTCATACACTCCGCGCCGAGAGTAGCAGTATCGGATATGGTGGATGTCACGATCCAGATAGATCTCTGGTTTGAGTCCGGAAAATCCGAAGTTGATATAGTCCTGGAATGTGGAAAGAAGGTCAGGGATTTATTGCATCTGCAGAACCTAACCGACTCTGTGATCGGGGTAACGGTAGGGCGCATAGCTGAGGTTTCGGCCGGTCCGATGCTCTTCGAAGAAGACACGAAGCTTTACCACTGGCCGATAAGGTACTCACTGGTGGCGCTATGATGGAACGCTGGGATTGCTCAGAATGCGAAACTCTTCTCGGGTTTGTAGAGAACAAGAAGATCGTCAGGATCAAGCGCAAAGACCTTTTTGTAGAGGTCGAAGGCGGAAGGGTATCAAGACCTTGCACAAAATGTGGAAAGATGAATACCCTCGTGGATAGCAACTTCAAGGGATCCTCGGGGGAGATGAAAACTGAAAACGGAAAGGAGGTGAGATAGATGGCGTATAACTTACCGAGCGGAAATAAAAAGCGGTTGTCGTTCGGTCCGGGTCGAATATATCTCGGGCCGGAAGGCAGCACGCCGACAGTAGAAGTCGGTTACGTCAAGGGCAACTCCGTGTTGTCGTTCAAGCGCACAAAGCTCGAGGTGTTCCAGGGCAGTCCTCAGGTCCTGATAGAGCAGTTTGTTACCAAGGAAGAGGTCAGTCTTAAGGCGTCGGGCATCGAGTGGAATCTCGATAATCTGGCGTTCGCGTTGGCGGCCGGAGAAACGTCCGTTAACGGAGCCCAGGAGGTACTTGACTTCGGCGGCGACATGACGGTCAAACACAGGGCGTTGCGGTTCGTCCATATCATGCCGGACGGCTCCACGATCGATGTGCAGATGTTCAACGTCGAGGGGTCCGGAGAGATGGACGTAACGTTCAATGAGACCGACCTGCACGAGCTGCCTTTCGAGTTCAGGGCGCTCGAGGGAACGACCGGATTCGACGGCGTGGCGTTGGCCGCAAAGAAGAAGCTGGTCAAGGTCATAAGGACGCAGGCGTAGGTGTGGCGATAACAGAGGCCTTGAGAGGCCTCAGGAGGAGATAAGGATGGACGATTTAACAGTATTGTACCCGGAACCGAAGAAGATAGTTATCTCTGGCAAAGAGTTTATCTTAAAGCCGCTCATGCTCAAACAGAGCATGGCGCTCTTGAAGCTCGTCGGAGAGGTCTTGTTCAAGATGGCAAAGGCATTCCCGACGATGGACGTGAAAAACATCGATCCGCAGAAGGTCATCACGCCGTTTATTGAGGTCGCGGGCGACAGGATGAAGGACATCTACGCGATCATACTCAAGGAAGATGCTGCGTGGATCGAAGAGAATATGGACATCAAGAGCGGGATTATCGTGTTGAGCGCGTTCCTGGAGATGAACGACATCCCTTTTTTGGTGGCCGAGGTAAAGAAGATGACAAAGGGGTACAAGGAAATAAATCCAGCCTCGGCGAAGTAGTCGTCTACCTTGGACGAAAGTTCGGGTGGACGAAGGATTACATATTCGAAGAGTTAACGCTCAACCAGGTAAAGTTCTACTACCAGACCGCGGTACGGCAGGATTACAGGGACCTGCGGCTTGAGACGATGGCGATGACGGCCGCAATAAATGCGGCCCTGATGGGAGATAAGGACGGGAAATTTCAGGACTTCCTGGACACGTTGCAGGGCGAGATGCCTCCGGAGGACCTGAATGCAGTGCTGGATAAGGCTAAAAAGGACGGGTTACCGGTAGAGGAAGGCTAAAAATGGCAGAAGAATCGAGTCTCGGAAATCTTATAGTCAGGATATCGACGGATCTGAGCGCTCTCAACAAGGGCCTCAAGGATGCCGAGAAGAAGGTCCAGGATACTTCCGGTAAGATCACCGACCTGACCAACAAGATCGGCAAAGGCCTTACCGTCGCCGGCGTGGCCATCACCGGCACGTTCGCGCTCATGACGAAGTCCGTCATCAGCTACAACGAAGAGATATACCGCATGTCGGAGCAGACGGGCCTGTCGGTCGAGACCTTAAGCCGGCTCAAGTATGTCGCCGAGCAGAACGAGAGCTCCTTCGAAGCCGTAGCAACGGGCATAAAGTTCCTGTCGAAGAACATGTACGAGGCGCAGACCGCGGGCGGAGCATTCGCGGATAAGTTCAACAACATAAACGTCGAGTTCAAGAATGCGGACGGCACCCTAAGAAAGACCGAGGACGTCTTCTTCGATATCGCCAACCACTTCTACAACATGGCTGATGGCGCCGCGAAGACCGGACAGGCTATGGATCTCTTCGGCCGGCAGGGCGCAGCGCTCATTCCTATCCTGGATCTCGGGGCTGACGGCCTCAAGCGCGCATGGGAAGAGGCCGACCGGCTCGGTATAACCCTGACCGAGACGAATGCGAAGGCTCTTGATAAGTTCGGCGATAACATGAGCCAGATCAAGAACGCGACGATGGGTCTTTGGATAACGATCGTCAATTATATGGCGCCGGCTTTGACAGATCTCGCGAAGAAGGTAACGGATTTCATAGTAAAACTCAGGGAATGGGCTGAAGAGAACCCAAGGCTGGCCAAGGCGATAACAGAGTTCGTCATAGGCTTCGGGGCGATCGCCCTGGTGGCCGGACCGCTCATCATAATGTTGACGAGCCTGGCCTCCAACATCGCGACGATATCGATGTCTGCCGCGGCTTTAGGGATCCCGCTTGCCGGAATAGCGGCCGTCCTCGGGGAAATTGTTCTGGTGGGAGCCGTGGCTTTCGGTGGATGGCAAGTCGGAAGGCTTATAGGCGAGATAACCGGCCTTGATAACGCCTTAAGCGGTCCTGATGGCCTCTTTACAAAAATGTACACCTGGCTCGATGAGGTCATGCCGAAATGGGAAAGGTTCATCGGCTTCCTCGGTGGGACCAGGAACCTCGCCTCTTACGATGCCATCAATGAACAGGCAGCGCTCGCCGAAGCATCCGCGACAAGTCCGAGCGGTCTGAGTGGCGGTACTTCCGACGCGGACACCGCGGCACGTATAGCGAATATCACCGAGCTCGCAGATCTGAGCCGTAATTTCTATGAGGGCGAAATAGCGCTGCACCAGATGACGCTCGACGATGCGGTCAATAGCCTGGCGCTCGAGCTTCAGTCGGAGCAGCTCAGTTACGACCAGAGGCAGGCCCTCGTTACCGTTTATTACGAATACGTGCAGCAGAGGCAGCGCAGCGTGGCAAACGAGGCGTACCAGGTAGTCAATAGAATAGGCGCCACGTTGGCAAGCGGATTAACGAACATGATTACGGGCGTTCAGAGTTTCTCGGAAGCCTGGAAGAACATGTGGACCAGCCTGGGGACCTATCTAATACAGGTCGTTCTGCAGAAGATTATCGATAAGATTCTGGAGATAATAGGGCTTCAGAAAATGATCGATGCGCTTTTTTTGATGTTAGGGTTCCAAACCGGCGGCATGGTTACAGCGAGCGGCAATAAGGTCCCGATACCGTCCGCGGCCGACGGAATGCTCGTAAGCGGGCCTCCCGGACCGATGCCGGTTATCATACATCCGCCGGAAGTCATCGCTCCGTATGACAAGTTCATGGACATGGTAAATGGCGGCGGGGGTGGTGGTGGCGTCAACGTCAATTTCAATAACTACGGGGGCATTTCTTCAGAGATGGATGTCTCTGACATTATGACCAGGATCGGCCAGAGCGTTAAGAAGGCGATTAAGGAGTAAAAAAGATGATCCTATATCTGAAAGACGAGAACGGCGCCATATATACGTTCAACAAGACCTTTAGTATTGAGGGAACGCCGTTCAAAATAAAGATAAACAAGAAGGATATCGCGTTCTCGCACGGTGCTATCGATACGGGAGACGGCAAGATTGAGGAAAGATACGTCACCTTAAAGGGCACGATATACGGATCGACGGATGCGGAATACGAGGCAAACCTCAATGCGTTATTCGCCGCAATCTATAAACAGGACCAGACTCTTTACTTCGATAATGAAAAATATATCGAGTTCACGAAGCTGGTATCGGTCAATCCGGTAAATATAAAAGGCGCGGATCTGCGAGCGTGCGATATAGCTATCCAGTTCCTGGCCGAAGATCCGTTCTGGTATTACGTTGCACCGTCTACAAAGAACCAAGCGATCACCGGGACTCCTACGTTGTTTGACGCGATCAACGAGGGAAGCGTCGAAGCATATCCGATAATAAGCATCTGCAATAATGGATCGTATGTTCCCATGACATTACGTAACCTGACGGGTGCGTCTCTTGTTTTTAAGTATGACGAGTTTGGGTTCTTGGATGGCGCGACCCTGGTTGTTGATTGCGTAGAGGGTACGGTCAAGCGCGACGGCATAAATACCCTGAGGTATTTTGACGGTGCTTTCCTTCATCTCGTTGCGAGCACAAACTCTTTATTATTAGACGGCCTGACGGATGCTAACGTATTGGTCGAATGGCACAGGAGGCAATTGTAATGTCTTCACGCGTGGGCGCGGCGCTCGGGACAAGGCGGTTCAGCGAGAACCGTATGTCGCGTTATATAGGCAAGGCCGCATCGGTATTCAAATATGCCCCGGTAGTGAATGGCATCAAGATAGTCATCTATAATACCGAGGGTACAAAGCTGGCTGAGATCTCGAACGAAGTGCAGAAGGGGATACTTTATGAGGCATCATTCGAATTGGTCGAGTCCGGATGCGGGGATTTTTCGTTTACGTTGCTGAAGGAATTCACTCAGATCGAGATAACCTACAATCACAGGATAGATATTCATCTCTTCGGATCACAGACTCCCTGGTATTCGGGGTATGTGATGACGCGCCCGAAACCCGGCAACACGAGCCGCACGTTCACTTATGGCGGGTTCGGATTTTTTAACCAGCTCAAGACCTGCATCATGGACTACCATTATTACGCAACCACGTTTCCGGCCGCGACGGATAGGTGTGTATCAAAAGTGGTTGACCATATTGCGCGCACGTTCATAGAGCCTAAGACAGAGATCGTATATAACTGCGGCAAGATCGACGGGATGTCGTTCGTGATAACCGACATGGACTTTGACAAGACATCCGTGAAGGATGCCTTGTCCGATATAGTAGATATCGCCCAGGACTACGTTGTAGGCGTCGATGAGGTGAGGGAATTCTTCTTCCGTCCTGTAAAGGACGAGGTAAACCCAACCTGTATAAAATTCACGGGAAAGCATATTCAGACGGTTCTTTTTAGTGATGATACTTTCAAGATCAGGAACAAGCTCTATATAAAGTCAGGGACGATAACTGACGGTTCGAACTATATTTGCACGGTCGAGGATGCCGCGTCTCAGGCAACATACGGCGTTCTTGAGGACGTTCTCACGATACCTACGGCACTGGCGACCGAGGACGCACAGAGATGGGGAGAATATAAGTTATCGAAGTTGAAGGATCCCGTTCAAAAAGCCAAGGTCACAGGCATAGATATAAACGGTACCCTGATCAGGGCCGAAGGGAAAGCCAGGATTTACGATAAGGAAGGCCGTAGTTACGAATACCCGATAAAGAAGGTTATCTACAAAATAGTATCATCCGGGATAACCGCGGACCTGGAGCTCGGCGAACTCGACCGGCCGTTGGCCGAGGAGATCCTTGAAATGATGAGGGACTTAAAAAACCAGGAATATCTACAGGCATCTAACGTGGCACAGCTGAGTCCATAAGGAGGAATAATGGCACGCTTTACTGTGAAAAACGATTATAGAGTGGACCCGTTTACTGAGGTTGATCAGGCAACTTCAATAGTAGCCGAAGGACTGACGATCCCGGCCGTATCACCATTCTATGTGCAACTCGAGGAGGTCCCGCGCCTTGATGATCCGTCTTCCGTGGCAATATACAACGTCACTGATGCACTCACTATGCAGGAAGTATCTGCGGCGCCGGCGAGCCAGGAATACCAGGTTGACTACCCCACACCCCTCGGGGAAAATCCGTCGCCGGCCAGATATGGCACCGGCATGATCCGGTTTAACTCAGCGCAAGCCAGCAAGACCATCCAGGTATCATATAAAGCGACCGGCCATCTTGTCAGGGCCAAGTGGTTTAACGAGATCAACGACGTCTCGGGGGGTATCCCGAGTGCTATTGCTCTCGTAGATGTGGCAGATCAGACTACGTCTACCGGCGGAGCTTGGATCGATGCGGAAGGTATGACGTGCAGTTTTTATAGCTACGGCGGAAAAGCGGTATTGATGGCCGACTTATCGGTTCTATATGGCAGTGGTGCGGCCACTCTGGATGTTCAGTTTATGGTAGATGGCGTAGCCAGTGGACTTGAGACAGGCCTGACAATCAGTCCAGATCGCGCTTCAATGCATCACGGTTTTGTGACGGGTGATTTAGCTGGAGGAACACATACGGCTTCCCTGCAATATAAGGTGTCCTCAGGTGGACAGCCAACAACAACCAGGGCGCGGCGCATGATGGTCTTATATAACACTCTATAAATAACCGAGGAGAATCGATGCCCGGACACGAATGCAAGAAAGAAGGCGTACTTGGAAGCATGGGAACAGAGATCTCCCATCTAAAGGAAGAAGATACGCGCATCGAAAAACGCATTGATGGTGCATTCGGTAAAATAAAAGAGCACACGGACGATAGCCAGAAATACCGGAAACAAGTCCAGGAGCACGAGATCGTACTGAAGGGCGTCGACAAGGCAAAGACATTTATCGAGGGCTCGGCGCTTGTACTGATTTTGTCCATCATAGCGCTGGCGGTTACGTGGGGCGAGCTAAATTACAAGGTTGACCGCCTCGAAAAGATGCATCCGATACTTCCTTCGGCAATGGCTGCGGAGAATGGGAATGGCAAATGAGAACGGCTGGAATAACAACGACGTTTACGCAATACATGAGGGGTTCGTTTTTAAGCGATCCGACTGCTCAGTTGTAGGCACATATCGCGGTCGGGTTGAGATCCCGCGCAGGGATATGACCGCGGACGAGGTGCAGCGCTCGCACCTGGTATCGAAAAAGTACATGCGCGACATAATGGGCTGGGAAAAATGAGGATAATACGGTTCATCGGGTTGGTTGTCATAAACACTTTGGGGATTTTAATTATCCTGATCCCCGACGTCTTATTTTGTGGATGGATGTCGATGATTCAGGACTCGTGGCAGAAGTCAAAAAAGAAAGGAGGCTAAGATGTCAGAAGCAATCACCGCCGCATCGGTATTCGGGGCCGTCATTGGGTTCTTTGCCGGTGTAATCAAGGCATACCTGACCGTGACCGGATGGGTAGAGAAGCATAAGAAGGCGATATCTCCGCTGATCCTCGAAGCCGAGAAGGCTTTCCAGGATGGGGAGATTACCAAGGACGAGCGGAAATCGATTCTTTTGACCGCGATCAAGACGCTCGAGGATAGCGGGCAGATAAAGCTGAAATACAAGCTTTGGATTATCCCGATCGATCTGCACTGGCTTTCGTCGATTTTAGCGGACCAGCTCGCGCAGAAATTACCGGATTCGACGATTGCGCCGAAATCCAACGCGATAATTGCCGAGGCCATAAAAAGGTTCAAGGCGGAGTGATAGACCTCAAGGCCGTGCTGAAGCGCGGTTTTATGTTTACCTTCTCGGCAGGGAAAGCATTCAACCCCTGGTCGCAGAAAAGGACAACGGCAAAGGAAGATATCCTACGCAAACAAAAGGAGAGAAAAAATGATAAAAGGATTTGAGTGGGTCCAGAATATCTACAATAAGATCAGGTTTTGGAAAGCTCCCAAGTGGTATGTCGACCTGATGGCGAAGATGCAGAAGGCGGCATGGGATGCGGCTCTGAAGTTTTCGGTAGATGAGTTGGCGCTCATAAAGGCCAAGATAGTCGAGGTCGAGGCGAAGGATATCGATGGCGATGACAAGTTCAGCGAGGTATGGGAGTTCTGCAAATCGGAAATCAAGGACAAGACCGAGACGGATATAAAAACGATGATCCAGAATACCTATGCGGCGTTAAAGGATAGCCTATAATACGGCGAGAGGCGGAGGGGCGGCACTGTAAACGGGCGTTAAATCTCGAAAGGGAAACGCACACACACAACCAAGGGCCGGCATTGCGGCTTACGCTG